CTGTGGGCCTCGAGCCTCGGGCCAGAGTACCTGGAGTGTCTCGCCTTCGTTCCACGGATCAGCGACCTCGGTGTAGAGCTCGGGATCAGGCCGGCGATCCTGCCAATCGTCGTCGGCGCCGAACTGCTGATCCCAGAAGTCGAGGATCGCGGGATACTCGTCGAACTCGTAGCCCTCGAGCGACCGATAGTCGTTGTAGATATCGGCCGGTCGCTTCCGGGTCCCGATCATGACGGTCCGACCACCCTCCTTGACCATCGGGACGGAGACGGCCTGGATCCAGTCGAGAACGTCCTCGGTGTCCCCGTCTCCCTTCTCCTTGATGATGTCGTCCAGAACGAGTAGGTGGGCGCGATCGCCCTCGATCCCGCCGAAGAGCCAGCCGGCGTTGAGCATCGAACCGTGGGCCCACTCCTTCGCCTCGATCGTGTCCTTCTTTCGCGGCCCGTTCAGGTTCGTCAGCCACTCGTTGCGTTCGACGAACTTCCAGAACTCGGTGTCGGCTTTCTTCTTGACCGAGCCCTGGTTGTTCATCGCCCAGACCGCTCGGAAGCCGTCCTTGTACTCGAGCGAGGCGATGAGGTACGCCAGCGTGATCGTCGTCTTCAGCCCGTCGCGATGACAGAGCAGGACGCGATCGCCGCCATCGAAGCCCTCGAGCCAGCGCTCGTGATGGTCGCCGAGGAGGTAGTACTGGTCGTCCTCCATCTCCTCGGCCATGTAGTTCCGAGTGAGCTCGTTCGCGTACGTGATCCAGTCGCCCGTCTCGAACGGGTTGAGGAGATCACGTTTGGTCTCCGGGTCGGAGACGAGCTCGAGGAGTTGCTCGGCGCTGCCGTCGACGTCGTCGGCGTCGAGGAGGCTACTCATCGGTATCGTCGCCTCCTGCAGAGTGCTGCTGTTTCTGCCGGATCAGCTCTCGAGCGATCTCTTTCTCGTCCTCGCCGAGTTCCTGCGTGGTCGTCTGGTCGACATCGGCATCGACCGTCGCCTCGAGCTTGTCGGCGGGCTTCTCGATCACGCCGAAGTCCGCGGCCCACTGACGGGCCTCGCGGAGGAAGCGATCGTCAGCCGTCCGAAGGTACTTCGCGTACGCTTCCTTGACGACGTCCGCCGCGAAGTCGTCGCCGTGCTCCTCGAGGTCCAGCGCCTCGATTGCCGCGGCCTCGTCCTCGGTCAGGCCCTCTTTCATGAAGTCCTGAAACTCGGAGTAGGCACCGTGCTTGTAGTTCGGGTTGTTCTCGCCGCGGTTGTCGACTGCTCCGAGGTGGTGAGTGCAGGTGCCTTCCGACTTCCCATCGACGCCCCAGCCGGCAGCCAGTGTGCAGTAGGGGACGTCGTCGCGTTCCCGCCCGTGATCGGTTGGCGTCGTCTTATCGGACTTCTGGGCGGCGCAGATCCGGTGACTCTTATCAGCATCAGGGTGGACCGGGTAGCCCTCCGAGTCGGTCGGCGGGAGCTCCGAGATCTCGAGGTCTGGGTCGTCTGTCATGGTCTGGTCGTCTCCGAACTGGGTGTCATGGCGCGTTCATCGCGGCGGTCCGCTGTGGCTCACGCCTCGAGGTCCTCGTCGAGAGAGGCCGGACGGGGTCTTCGGGGAGTCGACGTCGTCGGGGCGATCGTGTTCGCCCTCGAGATGGCACTTCTTGCAGCGCTTCCGGAGGTTCGCCGGATAGCCGTTTCGTTCGTCCTGGTCGCGATGGTGGACGTCCACTCGAGTGGCTGTATCAAATGAGCGGCCACAGCCGGGACAGCGTCGACCGCCGCGCTCGCTGTGCGTGCGTTCACGATGGCGGTCTCTCGAATCTGTCATGGGGACTCGATCAGAAGCCGGCGAGTGCACTCCGGGCAGAGCGTGATCAGGTCGCCGGCGTCGTACTCGTGTTCGTGGAGTTGGCCGCCGATCCGAGAGCTCTTGTACCACTCCTCGTTGAACTCAGCGGTAAGTGCTGGGCGACCGCTATAGATCGTATCGCGGTTGCAGAATCCGTCACAGTTGTACTGGTAGGTCATGATATGCCCGTGAGTGGTGGAGGATCCTCAAGGTCCTCGAGATCGCGCTCGATCCGGATTGGTACTGGCGCGGCGCCAAAGTGCCAGTCCGACTCGGTCCCGCAGTACTCACAGCGGTAGCCGTAGACGTCTTCTTGGCGATCGCAGCAGACCGTTCCCTGGCTGTAGAGTTCTGCGGGGCAGCCGGGACAGCAGAGTCCAGTTGACTGGTCGTGTGGGATCAGCGTCTCCCCGCAGTGGTCGCAGCCGTTTCGACGAGCGTCCTCAAGGAAGCGATCGGGGACGAGGACGTCGCGCTTACAGCCGAAACAGCGGAAACGGTGGTGTGTCTCCCGAGACAGGTATGCGACGAGTCGGTTCAGGAGTGTTCTGTTGAATTGCATGAAAATTACCGCCAGTACTCCAAGTCTAACGCGTTTCGCATCCGGAGCCAGCTGCCCTCGACGCCGTCCCAGTAGATGAGCCAGCCGCCCTCCTCGTACACTTTGATGTCTTCTCCGCGCTCGAGAGGCTCGTCGGACATGGTTCAATCAGTGATCGGGAACGATGTCGTCGCCGGGAAGTCGTCGTAGCCCTGTCCCGCTGCGGGCCCGACGGCCTCGATGCACGATCGACACGCCGGTTCGCCGTGGTACTCGTCCGGCGCCGCGAACAGTCCGCGGCCAGCACAGTCGTCGACGAGCTCGAGCGAGCAGGCCCACATGGTCAGACGGGAACCTCGCAGGTCGGCGTGTGCTGATCGAGGCCGTACCAGACGGCGATCCCCAGAGCGGCGAAGAGTCCGTTGCCGATTATCCCGATGAGGACGACCATCGCGGGCCGCCCGGCGAGGACCAGGGCGGACGACGCCATCATCAGTGCGACGCCGATCAGGAACAGGCTCGAGACCAGTGCTGGATGGACGGGATCACGCCGCCAGAATTGGAAGTACAGTGCGGCGGACATCCAGATGACGCCGGCGAACGCCCCCAGCGTATCGACGAGGTGAGTATCAATCATCTCCCTCTCCCCCGTTACCCTCCTCGTTTTGGTTCTGGTTCTGGGTTGGGGCCTGACCGGTCGTGATCGGCAGTTGGTCCAGGGCGATGTCGACGCCGAGCAGCGCCGAGATCATGCTGACCAGCAGCACTTTGTTCTCGAGTGTGAGTGTGATCTCCGGATGGATCGTGTCGGCTACCATCAGGGCCAGCAGCGTGAGGACTGCTGCGAAGCCTGCCAGCGGCCGGATGCGTCTCTTGAGGCTCATTCATGGCTCTGGTGGGGTTTCCAGTATGATTCCGAGGTCCGTCGCTGCGAGGCGGCGGCCTTTCTGGACGTCCATCGTCTCCCCACGATAGTGACGCTCAGCGAGATCGGGCCGCCAGGAATTGAACTCCTCGTGTGCCGTGATGATCGTCTCGCCGTCAGGAGCGGTGAACAGCGTTACGTGGACTTGCCGTCGACGAAGCCACTCCGGAGCGCCGGGGAACGGCTTCGATCCTCGATGCCGGGCGTACGAGGCGACCTCTGTGGTCCCGTTCCAGTCCGTCTTGAGTCCAGCGAGTGGTTCGACGACGTATCCAGCAGCCTCGAGATCCTCGATTACGGCCTCTGGTTTCGTCTCGAGGGTTGCGACGTGTTCCACTGGGCTGACGTTGTAGGTCGCGTAGAACTCCTCGCCGAGCGAGCGCTTCGCGATCGTGTGAGCCAGCGGGATGAACACGCGCCGGAGCGGCTGCCACGGGACCTCGTTGAACCGCGGCCCATAGTAGAACCGCGCGATGCCGATCGCGGCGATCGCGACGCCGGCGATCGCGTAGATGTTGTCTGTGAGTAGTTCGATCATGTGTTTTGGAAACCGCAGTTTGATCGGGTACTGAAAGATGAAACGCCGTCCCGGGACGGGACGACTCGAAATAAACCGAAACGGGGCTGGCGATGGTCTCGTTTCGCGGCTGCAGGTCGCTCGAGAGGTGCCCTCGCTTTCGCGTGGAGTCTCGTGCGAGCCGTAGGATCCCGAGTTGTCCCCGGGGCACCGACGGCCTACCCTCACCGCGTGCTCGTCGCGCTCCTGGCGCACCACGTGTGGACGTCATCCGATCGCGGGTGACAGTTGGTAACCGACTGAGAGATGCTGAGGTCGATCAACGGAACGATCGAGGTTGTAGCTGTGTCTCGTGCGATGCCGTTCGCAATCACAGTATGTAGCCAGCCCTCGAGCGGCGACGAGAAGCGTTCTGACTGGCGCTGGGACAGCGACAGTCTCACCGAGACCTCAGTCGACGGGCCTCGAGCGCCACTCGAGACCAGCTGCAACACGCAGCGGCCGGCAGTTCGTGACGCTGCCGGGCGTCGACGTCATCGGATGTCCGACGAGGGAATCGAACCCTGGCCACGAGATCGCGATCATGGCCCACCAGGGCGTCGGTCGAGTACTGAAAGGGTAGGGGTGGGGAAGTCGGAGAGGTGTGTCAGTCGTTGAGGTCCCTCGAGCATGCCTCTCGAAGCCAGAGAAGATCCGAGGCAGCGGCCGTCATCGGGGATCCGTCGCGATGAACTCGCGGATGTCCGCGATCTGGGTCGTCGACCAGCGGCCTGAGCGCTGGGCCGCTTCAGTGTTGATCGAGATCGGGTAGCCCGTGATCACTTCGCGGTCGTCGGTATCGACGACTAAGCGATAGGTGACGCCACCGAACGTCTCCCGGAACCAGGCGATCCCAGGATCCGCTTCGGTGACGCTGCCTACCTCGATGCAGCCCCGGACGATCTCGTCGTCCAGGTGCCGTGGTGGACGGTCGTCCTCGTAGCGGTCGCGAAACCGCTCGGGGAAGTGCAACGACGGCCGGTACGCCGACGGCTCCCGAGGTGGTGCCTGGACATCTGTCGACATATCTGAGTTAGTCGTCGAGAACGACAGCCGCCGCGAGCGCCTTCCGGATGTCCACGGTGCGCTGCTCTTGGACCGGCAGAATCTGCTCGAGGACGGCCTCGAACAGCCGCTCGCGATCGATCTCTACATCGTGTTTGTCTTCGGATCGGAGTTTCGACGCCGCCACCGCCAGATAGTACGCTGTCGCGAAGGGGAAGCGATCGCGGAGTGTTTCGTTCTCGTCTTTGTGGTCAGTCTGCCCGCAGCGACAGGTCGTGCCCATCTTGACCGGTTCGTCGGCGCGGATCGACGGCTCTACTGGGTTCCGGAAGTCGCCGTAGGTGCCGGTGTTGTAGGTATCGCCGTCGTACTCGAAGACGTAGACCGGCTCATGGCCGTCCTCGAAGTCGAGATCGGGGACGTCGGGCTCGTCATCATCGTCGTCCAGGACGACGACGGACTGCTGGCCGAGGCTGCCGTGTTGGGTTCGGTGCTGCCAGCCGACCGCGGCGTCGGTGATCGCCTTGCCCTTGGAGTTGCGTTCCGGGGGCTTTTCGATGGTCTTGACCGTCCGCCCGCAGGTTGAGCAGAATCTGTGGTCGTGCTCGAGCTCCCGGAAGATCTCGCGGACCCGTTTCTCCCCGCGGTGTGCGTCGTGGCACGCGTGGGAGCAAAACGAGCCGGCGACCGCTCGTCGAGCGTCGAACTCGTCACCGCAGCAGACGCAGTCGTACGACTCGCTGGCCTTCGAAGTGGACTTGCTGATAGACATAGTTCGAACTACTGAGCCGCCGGC